AAACATTCAACATTTGGGAAAGGTTGGTCCAAACAACTTTTAGAAAAAGTGATAAAGGTTAAATCAAAAGAGTTTGGCTCCACCTTTCCTAAAGGTGGATTCGTAAAACAGAAAAAAATAAAATTTGTAAATTAAATAACAATGACTTTAGAATTAAAAAAATTCGATATGAAAAGTATTAGTTTCAAATCCAATGAATCAAAAGGCCCAGTTATCGTGTTAATTGGTAAGCGTGACACTGGTAAAAGTTTTTTGGTAAGAGATCTTCTTTATTATCATCAAGATATACCAATTGGAACAGTCATTTCAGGAACAGAAGAAGGTAACGGGTTCTACGGAAAAATGGTCCCGCGATTATTTATCCACAATGAGTACAATACAGCTATTATTGAGAATATACTAAAAAGACAACGAAATGTTTTGAAACAAATCAAAAAAGAAATGGAAACATATAAAAGAACAACCATCGACCCACGTGCTTTTGTTATTTTAGATGATTGTTTATATGATAATACATGGGCGCGAGATAAAATGATGCGGCTTCTTTTTATGAACGGCAGACATTGGAAAATAATGTTAATCATCACTATGCAATATCCACTAGGTATACCTCCTACACTTCGTACAAATATTGACTATGTATTCATATTAAGAGAGAACTATATTGCAAACAGAAGACGTATTTACGATAATTATGCGGGTATGTTTCCAACATTTGAATCATTTTGCCAAGTTATGGACCAATGTACCGAAAATTACGAATGTTTGGTAATTAATAATAATGTTAAATCAAATAAATTACAAGACCAAGTATTTTGGTATAAAGCTGAAAATCACAATGATTTCCGATTAGGATCAAAAGAATTCTGGGAATTATCTAAAAATTATAATTCCGATGAAGAAGAAGGCGAAAAATATGATCCGAACGCAAATAAAAAGCGAGGAAATGGTCAAAAAATTAGTGTCAAAAAAACAAAATGGTAAATCCAAACAACTTTTAGAAAAAGTTGTGCAAAATCTGTAACATTTTCCAAACAACTTTTAGAAAAAGTTGTGCAAAATATTTAATTTTATTTTCATTATAAAATTAAACTAACAGCACTTTTTAAAAAGTGGTACAAATCTACTTTTGAGAAAAGTAGAGCAAAACCTTTTGCACAACTTTTTTGAAAAGTTGTTTTGGCTCAACCTTTTAAAGGTTGATTTATAAAAGTTGTTTTGGCCCAACCTTTCACAAAGGTTGGTTTTTAAAGGTTAAACCAAAGGGTTTGGCTCAACCTTTTTTAAAGGTTGGGCAAATGGACCACTTATCAACTCACTCTGACCATAGTCAGTCTTCCCCATAACAACATCATCGCCTTCAAATAGTTCAGCGCGAATGTCAGCAACAGAAATTTCCTTTTCATTATCATTATCATTATTTGTAAATGACAATTCTTTTGTACTTGCATTATTAATACCAACAAGATTACCTTCTTCATCGATATTTTGAGTTAAAATATTACCAGTCTTTTCGGCCTTTTTGATGTTTTCTTCTATGGCTTTTTGTTTGCTTTCTTTTACTCTTTGTTCGAAACTTTGCTGTGCATTGGCCTCATTCTTTTTCTTCTCGTGCATGAGTTGGTTCAACTCTTCTTCCATGTACTCAACACGCCCAGTTTTATATGCTTCTGGGTCCCATGGCATCCATAAGCCAACTGGACCTACAAAAACATCGTGATTTGGATCAACCTCTCGCAACATCTTGCATCTGATTTCAGCCTCTTCTACTGTAGGATAAACACCACGGATTTTAATACCTCTTGTACTTGTTTGGAAGTTATGATTAATGCCAAATAATTTATCCAACTCTTCTTCATTGTTGTCTAAAAATGTTTTATAGTCGTCCTCTAAAGATGATGCTGCAATCAAGTTATTCTTTTCTTCTTTTACAAAATCCTTAAAGTCATTAGAAAGGTTATCGAATGATAAGTGATATTTATATGAAACATAATTTAGGAACTGTACGAATTTTTCCATGGATTTATTAAAATCCCATTTCTTTAGGAATTCTTCAAAGTAAAACAGTTCTTTTTGTTTGATAATTTTTTCTGGTGATACAAATGAAATACATGTGAATTTTTGATTTGCAATAGGTTTATCTTCTTCTAGCAAGTCAACATACTTACTGTTTGGCATATTGTTAGTGTCCAATTTTCTCTCAAAGTTGGTTGGTTTTGTTGGTTTGGATGACTTTTCTTTCGAATTTTTACTCATTTAATTATTAATATTTAACTAAACTTTAAGTTTTTTTTTAATAATACAATAATTTTTTTCTTATTATTTAATATAATGAACGGATCAATTAACATAGGCGAATTAGTTAAAAGAATTATTAAATATTTAGTAGAAGGTTTGATGGTTGCTATTGCTGCTTTTGCAATTCCAAAACGTTCTTTAGATATTGAGGAAATTATTTTAATCGCTCTTACCGCAGCTGCAACATTTAGTATTTTAGATACTTACATTCCAAGTATGGGTGTAACAGCACGCTCAGGCGCAGGATTTGGTATAGGTGCTAATTTGGTAAAATTCCCAGGTGGGTTTTAAAATCCACCTTTTCCACCTTTAGGAAAGGTGGAGCCAAAACCATAAACCTTTAGAAAAGGTGGAGCCAAAACAACTTTTAGAAATCAACCTTTAAAAAAGGTTTTATACCACTTTTCAAAAAAGTGGTACAAAATGCGTAAAAATTAGAAAGGTGAAAAAAATTTCTTTAGAATAAGTATAAATGTCTGATTTAACCAAGTCAAGCAAAAAACTTGTTCGTGAACTGTATACTTATACTTTCGATGAACTTTCACTTACTGAGTCGAGTATAGGAAGTACCGCAGAAATGTCGAATTTAATGTTAAGGATATATGATAAAGATGTTAAAGATGTAGGTTATATAATGTATGGTGCTTTTATTAGATCTCTATATGAAGATGATTTGTTGTATGAAAATAACATTGTTGCGCTTTATTTAAACAGTAATAAAGATATAATTTCTTTTACTTATGCTAATGTTACTAAATTAGCCAATGGTAAATCTCCAGATAATACAGAAATATCAACGAAAGCAACTTATGCTAGTGGTAAATATCAAGGAAAAGATGTTAATGTGAGAGTTAAATTTTTAAAAGATAGTAAGAGAGAAATTATTATAACATACAAAGCATAAACATCAACCTTTAGAAAATGTTGAACCAAACCTTCAACCTTTGAGAAAGGTTGAGCCAAACCTTCAACCTTTGGGAAAGGTTAAGTTGCACAAAATCGCGTAAAAAACCAAATAATAAAAAATTTAGGAAATAATTTTTTCTTTTATATAAGTATAAATGTCTGATTTAACCAAGTCAAGCAAAAAACACGTTCGCGAAGTATATACTTATACTTTCGTGGAACACGAAGTCTCTTCTATAAGTGCAGGAAGTAATGCTATTGTGAGCAACGAACTATACAATTTATATGAAAACGATGTAATGGTAGGACGCATTATGTACACCAGTGGTGGTAGAGAATATATAAGTGATAACGTGAATTATGAGAACGTTCAAGGTGTATTATTTTTAAATAATAATAAAGATATACTTAATTTTAATTTTGGTATTACAACTGCTCTTGGTACAAGCGAAGGTTTTTTCAAGTCAGAAATAGTACCAACGAAAGCAACTTATGCTACTGGCAAATATCAAGGTAAAGATGTTACTGTGAGAGTTAAATTTTTAAAAGATAGTAAGAGAGAAGTCATAATAACATACAAAGAATAAGTTCATAGTACACATATAATGTTTAACTTTATACTGATTATATAAAGTTAAAAAGTTTTGGCTCCACCTTTCTTAAAGGTGGATTTAGATGGTTGGTATAAACTCCCAGTCCAATTCCCCGCATATTTTTTTCCAAATATTATCCTGTTCAACGCGTTTTTCTTTATCTTTTAACATCGGAAAATGCTGTAAATACTGCACCTCACCCAATAGTTCACACAGCTTGTATGCAGTATAATAATAGTTCAAAAAATTTACGCGGTCATCAGGACAAAACTTGGAATAAGGCGACTGTAATTCAACAAATAAATTGCAAAGCGTTTCCTCCAATTCCGCGTTCATAATCGGAGGTTTTATTCCTAATTTATCTTTAATAAATGGTATGTGTTCATAATATTTATTATAGCCCAACTTTTTTAGAATTTCTTTGGTTTTCAAATTAGTAATTTCGCTAATATTTATTCTCTCCTTTTTAATTTGTAATTTAATATTTTCAATAACATCGCCAGGTATTTGAGTAGTTTCTTTTCCTTGAAACTGAGCCAAAATTTCTTTAAAATGATTAATTCTTTTATATGCATAAAAACATACTTCTTTAGGAGGTTCTTTGTATGAAGGTTTTTCATTTTCTATTAAATAAGGAATATTATGATTGCAAGAATTGCACATTAGTATTCCTTCGTCTTCTAATGGTACTAATTCGCCTTTATTACAATATTTGCAAATATCTGTTTGATATACATAAGAGTTAATATCTAAAAATAAATCATCAATATTCGACAAGTATTTCTTAACTATATTATTGTTATTACATAATTCATTTGTGTAATTTTGTTCAGTTGTATCTTTAATTTTAAAAAAACTATTTAAAATACTACTTTTGTTTTTAGAATTATTATCATTCACATTGTTATTTGCATTGTCATCTACGTGAGAGTTTGAAATATTTTTTTTATTTTCAAAGTACTCAAAAATATACTTTGAATTATCCAAAAAATATTCCTTTTTCTTATTTTTTAATTCATTAATTTTACTATTAATTTCTTTTAGATTATCAATTAGTTCAAGTTTTTTTTCAACGTTATTTTGTTGATCTTTTAGTAAATTTTTTATTTTCATTCTTTCATTTTGTAATTCGGGTATTCTATTGTGTTCATCTTTTGCAAATTCGTTAATAAATTCTTTGTGCTTACTATCTAATGTGACGGCATTTTTTTTATTGTACTTAATTTTTTTGATTGTTTTAGGTTTAAATGAAGGCATTTGTAAAGGATTGAATTTCTTTAAATTAAAGCATACTATTTATTTAATTTAAAATTATATTAAAACATATTAATTAGAATATAAAAATAAAATTAAAATTTTGCAAGTTTAAACTATCTAATAGTTTTCTTTAAAATAATTAATGGATTTAACAATTAATATAGAAGAATATTTAGAAAATAATAAAATTACAATAAATCCCATAACATTCCAAAAAATGAATTTACTTTATAATGCTTTAAACGATGGATGGAGCATAAAAAAAAAAGAAAACTCGTATATATTTACAAAGAAACATGAAAATAAAAAAGAAATAATAGAGGACACTTATTTGTTAAAATTTATGAAAACTAACCTTGATATGGGTAAGGTTGTTGATAAGTAAGTTATAATTATAATAAATTAACTATATTTTATTATTGAATTAATTAATTAATTAATTAAAAAACCTAAAATTTTTTTCTTTAGCAATTGTATAAAAAATGGGAGGTGGATTAATGCAACTGGTCGCCTATGGCGCACAAGACGTTTACCTTACTGGTAATCCTCAAATTACTTTTTGGAAAGTAACCTATCGTAGATACACCAACTTTGCTATTGAATCAATTGAGCAAACTTTCAACGGTCAAGCCGATTTCGGTCGTCGCGTCCAATGTACCATTAGTAGAAATGGTGATTTAGCTTACAGAACTTATCTTCAAGTAACAGTTCCTGAAATTAACCAACTTATGGGTCTTGGTGCCTTTGTCCTTGGACAAGGCCAAGGTGTTTATGCCCGTTGGTTAGATTTCCCTGGTGAGCAACTTGTTGCTCAGGTTGAAGTTGAAATTGGTGGTCAAAGAATTGACCGTCAATACGGTGATTGGATGCACATCTGGAATCAACTTACTATGACCTCTGAACAACTTGTTGGTTATTTCAAGATGATTGGTAACGTCACTCAACTTACTTTTATTACTGATCCTTCTTTCGCTGAAGTTGATGGTCCTTGTGACTCTTTAGCACCACGTCAAGTTTGTGCTCCAAGAAACGCTCTTCCTGAAACTACTCTATATGTTCCACTTCAATTTTGGTTCTGTACCAACCCTGGTTTAGCTCTTCCTTTAATCGCTCTTCAATACCACGAAGTCAAGATTAACCTTGATATTCGTCCTATTGATGAGTGTTTATGGGCTGTTACTACTCTATCATGTAACGACAACTCTGTTCCTGCATCAATTAATGGTGTTTCAAACCCTGCTTATGCACAAAACCAATACACTCCAGGCCGTCCAGTCCCAGCTACTATTGCTTACAATCAATCTTTAGTCGCTGCATCACTTTATGTTGATTACGTTTTCCTTGATACTGATGAACGTAGAAGAATGGCACAAAACCCTCATGAATACTTAATCACTCAGCTACAATTCACTGGTGATGAATCCGTTGGTTCATCTTCCAACAAGATTAAGCTTAACTTCAATCACCCTGTTAAGGAATTAATCTGGGTTGTCCAACCTGATCAAAACGTCGATTACTGTTCATCCCTTGTTTGTGATGCTCTTCTTTTCAAGGTTCTAGGTGCCCAACCATTCAACTACACTGATGCAATTGATGCTCTACCAAATGCCATCCATGCTTTCGGTGGTCCACATGCTGTTAGTCGTGACTCTCGTGCCTACATTGATGTTCGTGGTCTATTCCAAGACGCTGGTGCTGAAGATGCTTACTTCCCAGATGGTTTTACTGGATATTGGAACGGTCCTAATGATCCTTACAATGAACCAAATTTAGGTGGTCCAGCTATTAAATACCCACCTGGTGTCACTCAAGACATCCTAAACACATATGGTGCTTACGTTGAAAACGGAAACCACTACGGTAATGACTCAACTGTATCTGATGCAGGTACTTTCGTTCTTACTGAGACTTCCCTTGATATGCATTGTTGGGGCCAAAATCCAGTTGTTACTGCCAAGTTACAACTTAACGGCCAAGATCGTTTCTCTGAGCGTGAAGGATCTTACTTCTCATGGGTCCAACCATACCAATCACACACCAGAAACCCTGATGAAGGTATTAACGTTTACTCATTTGCCTTGAGACCTGAAGAGCATCAACCAAGTGGCACATGTAACTTCTCAAGAATTGATAATGCCACTTTACAACTAGTCCTTTCCAACGCCACTGTTGAAGGTACTAAGACTGCCAAGGTAAGAGTTTATGCTACCAACTATAACGTTTTAAGGATAATGTCTGGAATGGGTGGTCTTGCATACTCAAATTAAAAATATTGTTACGATATATCGTGTCATTATATTTCCATTATTTTCATAATATTTAATAATTAATCATTGCATTTTAATTATTAAAGCAAAAAACAATATAGAGATAATATATAAATTACATATATAAAATGAGCGTAGATATTGTCAATCTAATTGAAAGTAATCCAATTACTAAACTGTCAGGTAATTACCAGTCAAAATTGATTGAAAAGGTTCAAAATACCTTCAATAATTATGAACAACAACTATTTTTGTCTAGTTTTTATTGTTACTTAAAGTATGATACAAAAAAAGATTTTGTAATTGATTTAGATAATGTATGGCAATGGTTAGGTTTTAGTCAAAAAGTAATGCAAAAATGTTGCTTGAAAAAAATTTTACTATAGATATTGACTATAAAAAATCGCTTTTGTTACAACAAAAGCAAAGCAACCATAGCAAAGGTGGTCACAACAAAGAAACGTTTATGTTAAATATTGACACATTCAAAAAAATTTGTCTAAAAGCAGGAACGAAAAAAGCCGATGAAATACATGAATATTTCATTAAATTAGAAAATATTATGCTTGAAATTACAAAGGAAGAAGGCGAAGAATTAAAAAAACAATTATCGCAAATAGAAGATGTCAAAAATAAAGAAATGGAAGAAAAATTAATAAAACAAAGAGAGATGATTTTATTAAACGAATATGCTCATTCAGGTTCATTAATTTACATTATAAAAGTAAAAACATTTTCTAACGGCGAATATGTTATTAAAATTGGACATAGCACAAAAGGAATACATACTAGGTATACTGAACACAAAGGAAATTATGATGAATGTTTACTACTAAATTGTTTTTCTGTAGATAAAAGTAAAGATTTTGAGAGTTTCATACATAGTCATGAAAATATTAGATTAAACAAAGTGAACAATTTATTGGGACATGAAAAAGAAAATGAACTGTTTTTGATAGGTAAAAAATTAACATATCAAATGGTTTTACATATTATTGAAAATAATATAAAAAAATTCAATTTGTGTGTTTATGAATTATTAAAAGAAAATGAAATTTTGAAAATGGAACTATTACAAAGCAATCAAAGTGATAATACAAATAATAATTTACATATTAATAAAAGTAATCAATTACTTGAAGAATTAACCAAAACAGTCAAACAATTGTCCAGTAAGATTGATAATCTAGAAAAAATTAACAAAGACTTATTAGAAAAAATAAATTCAATGCAAACAAAAGTATCCACAGGGTTCAATGAACCATTAGTTACACTCGGACCAAGACTACAAAAAATTAATCCTGAAACATTGGATATTGTTAAGGTATATGAAAGTGTTAGTGAAGCAATGAAAGAAAATGCTCAAATCAAACGACCTAGTATCAATAAAGCAATTTCTGAAAATACTATTTATTGCGGATTTAGATGGCTTTTTGTAGAGAGAAATTTAGACCCTAATATTATAACACATATTGAACCTACAAAACAAACAAAAATACAAAATTTAGGCTACATTGCCAAATTGAATGCAGACAAAAATGAAATTCTAAACGTTTATTTAGATAGAAAAACTGCTGCGAACTTAAATGGGTATTCATCTTCATACGCTTTAGACGTATCAGTCAAGAAATACACAATATCAAATGGACATTTTTATAAATTATATGAATATTGTAATGAAGAATTGGTGAATAATTTTGAAATAAAATACGGAACTCCTATTTTGTACAAAAATGGAATTGGTCAATATGATTTAGAAAGTAATCTTGTAAAAGAATTTACATGTAAATACGATTGTATAAAAATTCTTTCTATAAGCGATAAAACATTAACAAAAGCATTGGAAAAAAATTTACCATATAACGGACATTTTTTCAAAGAACTTGGAAGTAAATTATCTATATTATAATTTCGAATTTCATCTACCACCCAACTCATATTTATCATTTGTATTGTCTCTATAAAACGTTTCTATATGATACACGGTTACTCTCTCATATGGCAAATTTTCAAACAAAGAAACAGATAGTTGTTTTTGTATGAGACGATTTGTTTGTTGTATATCTTCATTGTTTATTTCTATTTTCGATGCTTCAATATAATTATTCAATCTCTGTTTTAGTTTCGACATTTTAACTTGCGATAGTTGGTTAGTTCACTTTTTTATGCTTATAAAAATAAAAAAATATTTCAATTTTTTATTTTTGTATTTCATATTATAAATATATATAAAGTAAAATAACTTAAATAAATAGATCAAATATATATAATAATGATCTACGAAGATCCTAGGATTAACTGGTTTAAGGAAAATAGAAATGCATTATGTCACTATATTAACGATAAGGTTCGTCCTTTTAATAAAAAATTTAAACTTGTTCATGCACCAGTAAAATCTGGAAAACGTGGTATGGTTGAAATTTATTCTCTCCTTGATAAAAATTCTAAACATATTTTTTTAACAGCTTTACATAGAAAGGCGGACGAAAAACAAAGAGATGAATTAACTTCTTATGGTATTCATGTTTATTCAGTAAATAATAAAAATAAAAAAGATGACTGTATAAAGTATATTGAAGAATTGTTACTAAAGGAAGACGTTGTAAAAATTCATTTAGATGAATTAGATTTTGGCTGTGGAAATAACCAACTTTTAAATAATATTTGGTCCACATATAAGACAAATCCTAATGTATATTTTGTTTTATACAGTGCTACTATCGAAGTAGCTAAAAAGGAATTTTTACTTGTAAATAATATTAACGATTTTTATGAATGTAAAAGATACATTCCACCTCCTACTTATTTTGGTATAAAAAATTATTTACAAGATAATAAATTTTTTCAAGCTGTACCATTTATTGATTATAATGATAATGAAGAAGCTGGATTTAATATTACAGTACAAGGCAATGAATTAATTCAAAAATTAATAAATAATACAAATAATACAACTAATAAAAGACATATTGGAATTCTTAGACTAGCAGGAAACTTTAAAATTCATGGTAAACTTGTACCTCACTTTGAAAAAATGAAAGAGAATAAAGAGTTTATTGAAAACAAATATGGTGTTCGTTTGAAATTTGTTGGAAGTAATGATAATGTGGTTGAATGGGATGATGAAAAATTTTGGGAGGAATTATCACCTAGTTTACCATTTATTATTGTCATAAATCAAGTTTCAGGAAGAAGCACTGAGTGGAAATGTCATCCATTTGTTGTTTGGTATCATACACTTAGAACAGATGAAACACCAATTGGAACTATTATTCAAGACCAAGAAAGACCAGTCCGTTATACGACAACTTATACAGATGAAATAGATATTGAAATATACGGTGATTTACCTTGTGCTAAATATTCTGCTGGAGAAATTACATTACAACAACTTCTTACTATGACGTCAAGAAAAATAAATTCTAGATTAGATACTAAAAATAAAAAAAAGCATGTTGTTGTTGATACTCCTTTATATTATAATAGTTGGAATGAAATACCACAACAATACAGAGTGGGCAAATCTTTATCAACCCATGTAAATGATGATAATATTCTTAAGCCTAAGATGTCTCTTGTTGAAAAAGTTAGTGGAATTTCTACAAAAATGGAATATGAAATAAAAAATTGGAATAAACATAGTCATTTAGAAGGATTTTATATGACAAATATAAGAAGTTCACGAGTAAAATTTATTAAGGGTAAATCTAGCCAAAAATCAATATGGTTTAAAAGTGATATACAATCGGAATTAAATGAAGGTATAAACGAAAAATCTAAAATTAGAATTAATCTTATATACGAAGACAAGGAAACCAATCCTAATAACTATAAGTTTATTGTGAGAAGATTTAAAGAAACTAAAGAAACAAATTGTTCAAATACAACAATGTATAACACATAACACATAACACATAACATATAACACATCCTAGCCGTTATGCATCAACCTCCAAATACTGATTATCTTTCCAAATGACTTTATTGCTGTTAAACAATAAATTCATATTAATTATTTCCGGCTTATCAGCCTCAGCAGTAAATATTTTCATTATTTGCTCGTCGTCTCTAAAACGCAATGAATAAGTTTGTTGAATATTGTTTCGTCCAATTCGCCCCATGGCTTGAATAATTTTTTCCTGAGTTAAATTCATACCTTTGCTGATATAACCATGACAAAACTGGTAATTAGTTCCATAAATATAGTCACTCGATGCAATGATGAGATACAATTTTTGTTCATCTGCCATTTTCTTCATGATTTCAGTATATCGAATATTTTCATGGTTAATGAAAACACCAATACCCATCATTAATAATATTTTCCACGTGTCTTCAATTCCATTTAATAACATAATTTCATTGATTACACTTTCTTCTATGTTGCTAGTAAACGATTTTGTTGTTTCCAAACACTCTGCCCATTTTTTAACATGATGCATTTTGTTAGGAATAAAAGTTTCATTCAAATTAACATTTTTTATCATTGCTCTGTAGGTTTCAATTTCTCTTACCAATTTAGCAAGCTGGCTTTTACTCGTATCTACATTATCAGCTTCTCTATTGAATTTTCTCACATTTTTTAAAGACCCTAATCCCGTGTTTGATAACTTACTTTCTTCTTGTTCTTTCAAATAATCCAAATCTTTTTCGAATTCAGAAATCTTTTTATTCAATACATTGTTGTATTCAATTTTCTTCAGTAAATCATCCATAACTAGAGACGGAATACTGGCTTGTTGAATGCAGAATTTTGCAATTTTTTCAATATCATCACAAATAAATATGGTTGGACCATCCGTCAAACTGTAAGCATCTTTTGTTGTTACATAAATCGCCGATGTTCCTTGCGACCCCGTATTAGTATTGTTATTTATTGTATTTGTATCTGTCAATGATCTTTTTAATGGTTTACCTGCCAATTCTTTATCATTATAACTGATACTACCGGGACCAATACTATTTGATTTTAAAGCGAGCCTGTTTCCTTTTACATCCACACTTGAATTGTCAAGAAGCTTTGGTAGTCTACTATCTTTGAAGTGTGTATACACGGTTTTCCATACGTCAGGTTGAATACTTTTTAAACATTTTATGTAATAAATTTTAATATTCTTCATGTTGATGTCATCCAATGTTTCAAAATAGTTTTCTATTTTCATTCTTTCGGATACAAATCCATGTTTATTTATAAACATGACAAATTTAGTTACTTCGTCCAAGTCTAAGTACCTCAAAAGTGTCAAATAATTTTCACAATGTTGTGCGATTTTTAAAATCAAACTATAGTCATCTGTTAAAAAGTGCGGTAAGTCCACAAACCCATCTTTGTTAATAATAGGAATTGATTTTTTACAGTCGTGACTAATGATACTATGTATTTCACTATTTGCAAACTTGGTTTTAAAATCCATAATAGTTTCGGTCAATTCATGTTCTTTTGGCAATGTTGCCGATGACAAAACAATTGTAGGAATTTTATTTTCGCTCCAGTTATGTTTAATAATGCTGTGAAAACTGTGTTCTTTATAATCCAAAGTAATCGTCGGTTCATCCCAATATATCATCAAGTTTTCATCATGATTGAATGCACGCATATAATACATTGCAGGAACAAATGATTTAATATCACTTATTATTATTTCAACATTGATACCATTTGAGTTGTCCACTTTTTTAATTCCACCCGTTCTTTTATTAACACTGTAATCTTTTGCGGCAAAATAGTGAAGTCGAACATCATCGGCACTTTCACAACCAAACGCAAATGCGATTTTTTTATTTACTGAAATAGCAGCTCTAGCCAATGCTAATCCTACATGTCGAGCAGCACATACAAATACAATTCTATATTTTTCAGATAACCCAATTGGTGTCAATGTTTTTCCAGTACCTGTTGGTGCCATGTATAAAATCAATTTGGGTCCAGGATTTTTACAAATAGTAAATATTTCTTTTTGGTGATCATATAAAACCATGTCATTATATTTTAACAAGTTCGTATTTTTTTCGATCAACTCAACGGAATTCTCAATGACATTTAAAATATTCAAATCACCCTCAAATATTTTTATCATAATTTCACAAAGGCTAAGAACGTGTCTGTTTATTTTTACTATGTTGTTTTTTAATAACTTATACAGTGTAAAATAAGATAATACGAACAATTCTTTGTCTAACTTTTTTTTTGCTAATAATATTTTTTCGATAGTTTCTAATAATATATATTCATACACGTTGTTATTTTTTAAATTTTCAATACTGTTTTTTTCTAGTCTTATTTTATCTGCTGATTTTATTTGAATATCACTATTTACATTTATTTTTGTAGTAGCAGTTTCAAAATATTTCTTGTTATTTTCAAGGATTTTATCCACTTCATCTCTCAAATATTTATTATAAATAAAATCTTCCATCTTGGTTGAATACTCTATTTTTAAAAACGCAAACAATGAATCGTTATTGTTGATTTTAATATTAACATCATGAAAACCTTTAATAATTAAATTTAATACCTCTATTTCTTGTTTCGAGAATGGTATTTCAATAGATTCCCATTCCGATTTAATTAATTTTCGTTGATTTAAATCCATTTGTAAAATACAAGTAGTAAATATTTTATATATTATTAGTTATTTAAATAGATTTCAATATCAATTTTATTTAAAAAAAAATAGAGTGATGCGTATTTCCAGTGCAAAATATTTATAAACTTATCAAATCAATCCTTTTTATTCATCATTAATAATCGTCATTATGATCATAAGAATAATAATTATCACATACAAGGGAAGTGTCTATTTCATCTAATTTTTCCGTCATGTCTGTTTTGTCCAATTCAATGACAGCATGTACACCTGTATTGCATGATACTATTTTCAACCCTTCTTTATAATTTACTAATTCAATAATTTTATAGGCAACAATTATTTTATTTAATGGATGTAAATATTCATATTCATATTCCTCTATTTTTGTTGTTATTTTAAAAACAGAATTTTCCGTGTTTCTCTGCCTTGATAGTTTTTTCTTGGCAATTTGAAATGCTATTTTTTTTGCATATTCTACATCCTCTGTAAACGCTATTACTTCAAATCTATTTTCTTTACGATAATCTGTAAAATCAACTACGGCATACATTTTAATATTATTTATTTGTTATATCTATTTTTAATTAAAAGTATATCATTTTTTTTTGTTACAATTATAAAAAAATTTAAAATTGAAACAATATTAACAAATTTAAAGAGAACAGAATAACACATAATACAATGGCACAAATAATCACAATTGAAGGAAACATTGGTTCAGGAAAATCAACTCTTCTTGCTCATTTGAAAGAAAAGTATAAAAACAACGACACTATTTTGTTTTTGAGAGAACCAGTTGATGAGTGGGAGAATATTAAAGACGACGCCGGAGTTACAATGTTACAAAAGTTTTATAGTGACCAAAAGACATATGCATTTTCCTTTCAAATGATGGCGTACATTTCAAGACTGTCATTATTGAAAGAAGCAGTTAAAACCAATCCCGGCGCTGTTATTATTACAGAACGTAGTTTATTTACAGATAAAATGGTGTTTGCAAAAATGCTTTACGATACAGGAAATATTGAAGAAGTAAATTATCAAATTTATTTAAAATGGTTCGATTGTTTTGCATCTGAATATCCTATTAAAAAAGTGATATATGTTAATTCATGTCCTGAAATTTGTCATCAAAGAATTCATGAAAGGTCGCGATTAGGCGAATCAGTAATCCCTTTAGAATATTTAAATACATGCCATAACTACCATACACATATGATGACATCTTTTACAGAAAATAAAAATGAGATTTTAGAGTTAAACGGTAATACTAATATAAAATTAAAAGAAAATGAACATATTTTTACAAAATGGTTAGAAGATATTGGTACATTTATTCATAAATAATAACTTATTTGTATATATTTATTGGTTTTGACATTATGTATTGCAATACAGGCGATTTAACTTGTTTTTTTTGTTTCGTAACAATTAATTTCATATCATTAATCCCCTGTTCTTTTTGAATTTTTTTATATTCTTCATAATTATCCAACAAAAATTTCATTTCAGGATCATTTGTTAATTCAGATGCAATATTACCGTCCGAATTTTTTATATTTGGATTAGCTCCTCTTTCTAATAATATTATAGCGCATTGTTTAGTACACCAACGAGCGCATTTATGTAGAGACGTTTCTTTATTTTTAGTTTTTGTATTTGGATCGACGCCAGCATGTAAATAAGAAAATAACATAGACACTATACCCCATCGTGCTGCATAATGAATGCCTTGCCAACCATCTCTATCTTCCATGAAGTTGATATCGCCGCCTTCTTTTATAAATTTTTTAACTAGTAAATCATTTCCAAAATAGGCTGCATTTAATAAATCTTGATCAACCTTTTTAATTTTTTTTTCTTTATTGGATATTCTCCAAAGCCTTTCTTTTTCCATTATTTATTATGTATATTGATTATAAATTATTTAATATTATTTTGTAATTTATTAAATAATATTAAAAATAAAAATGACAAAAAAATAAATATATTTATTATTTAATAAAAATAATAGTTTATCTAAAATGAAAGTAATGAATTTAGTAACACTTATTAATCAAGCATTCAGATTTGTTATTCAAACAAGCCAAGAATACAATATTGATGAGTCACATGCATTGAAACATAGTATGGAGGTTTTCAACCATGCAAATTCTATTTATGAGAATGAGTTGCTAAAAAATCCTCAATTAGAAAACCATAGAGACATTATTTATTTAGCTTCAATAGTACACGATATGTGCGATAAAAAATATATGAGTGAAGACATTGGAATAAAAAATATGAATGATTATATGAAATATTATATAAGTTTTGATGACTTGAAAATCACTTCCGATATAATCAAAACAATGTCATATTCAACTGTGAAAAAAAATGGGTATCCTGATTTCAAAGAGTATCAAACCGCATATCACATTGTTAGAGAAGCTGATCTTTTAGCAGCATATGACTTGGATAGATGTATTATATATAGAATGATGCGAGACAAATTTAATTATAGCGATGCGCTTATAGAGTCAAAAAATCTATTTGAAACCAGAATTTTAAATTACCGAAAAGATAAATTATTTATAACAAATTATTCAAAAAATAAGTCGATGTTATTACATAAAAAAGCATTAGAAGATGTAGAAAAGATAAATACATTAATAGATGTAATGCAACTAACTGGCGATTGGTAATAATCTAAAGATAATGTGGTATAAAAAAATATTTATTTTTTATCAACTTCTATCACTTCTATATCAATTATTTTACGATTTGATATAGAAGTAATATTTTTTTCAAAATCATTTATTACAATAAATCCAATTTCATAACTTGGCATAAAATTTGTTACTTCACATCTAATCTGCATTTTATCGTCATTTTCATCTTTGTATGTAACTACACCGTACTTTTTATAACTATAACTATTTTTGTCTCTACTAAATACACATTCAAATATTTTTTCTGATAAACTATCATAAAAAAATTGATCCATATTTTCACCTCTATATAGTTACATCAGTCATCTTTTATATAGTTTCTATAAATATAATTTTCATTTGGTTTAACTGTAATAATTAAAATTGAAATGAATTTATTACGAAATAATAAGATAAAATAATAAAATGTCATTGATTATGAAATCTAGTTTTACTAATGTAACTGCATTTTTACATTACAACCCAAAAACAAAAGTGTATCCAAAAATCGAATACTTGTTACGATTTGATGGATGTAGTAAAGGCAATCCAGGATTAGCTGCTTGTGGCGCAGTATTATACCAAAATGAAGTTGAAATTTGGACAGGATCCAGATTTTTGGGTCATAATGAGACAAATAACTATGCTGAGTACATGGGTTTAATCATTGGATTACAAAAAGCAGTTGATCTCAATATTCAAGAATTGGAAGTTGAAGGTGACTCAATGTTAATAATTAATCAAATGAATGGTAAAAATAAAGTAAGATCAAGTAATATTATTGATCTTCATAAGTTAGCAATGGAAATCAAACAAAAATTCAATATTATTACTTTTAATCATGTTTATAGAGAATATAACAAAAGAGCCAATGAACTATGTAACAAAGAAATTGAAAATTTACAGAATCAACATCCTATGAATAATATTGTATAAAATTCAAACACCCGTGTACTATATTTCAATACTCTAATAAATGAACGTTCATTTTTTTTTGTGGTTTAAATTTCAAAATATCTAGTTCTTTTTTTGAAGTTGGGAATTCTTTCTCTCCATAAATATCTTGAAGCATCAGCCATTCGAATAATCCTCCAACATAAAGATAAATATTATAGAACCCAAGTGACTGTAGTTGTTGATATTTTTTGTAAATTTTATCATCATTGCAGTTTTTACCATAAATGATGATTTTTATATTTTTATTACCGTTTCTCAAGAGGGTGTTTATAATATTTATTTCTTTTTCAGGTGTTATTGTCATTGGTATTATACATTCTTGTTCGTTTTCTGATAATGTATTTATTATTAAAATTGTTTCTTTCTCGTTCAATGAGTATTGAACATCTTCAAAATTAATTTTATTCATCGAACTTGCGTTTCCCATGAATTAGTATATTTAATAACTTATTTTTATCAATATAAATATATTTAAACTTATATAATTTTAATTATATTTTTAATGAAACTGAACAACAATTTCTACATCCTCTTTTTTAATACTTTTTGTTGCAGAAATCGATAATTCTTCGCGTTTCTTTCGTGTTTTCGTGTTTTCTAATTTTAATTCTTTACGCTTAGAAGTACTATTTCTACTATTCATATCTTTTTCTATTGTATCATAATTTTCTTCAATGTAGTCAATTACTTTATTTTCTATTGCCCACTTAAAAAAATTTAGCTGACCAATTGTTGTTTCAATGAACTTATCATCTTTATATGGAATACTAATACGATCCCATCTGCAAAAAGGATCAAAACGACGTTTACTATAAGCTTTTAATTTCAATTTATAATCAAAATATACTTTAAAACGTTTTAAATTACCAAAATCGTCTTCTGTGTTGTATAATGTATAGTACTTTTTAGCATAATTTGTAGCAAACCAATCGACAATTCTCAATGAAATTTTTGAATCGCCTGTTATTATTTTCAACATTCTTTCTAATAAATTGTCCTTTTTATAAAAATCCATCAAGTTATTCAATAATAAATCATTTTGAGTTGTATATGTTGAAGATATTGTAGTCATATATTTATTAGAGGTTATTTATTTAATTTTTAAGTATAATTTTTAAGTTGTTTCATATTGAAAACATAAATTTACAAAATATAACAGTGCAACTATAATTTTTCTCGGTGAACGGCTTTACAAGTATCCTTCAATATATCGGTTTAATATTTATTACGAATAGCCATAACGATTAACCTTGAAACGTATCACCATCTAATTCGGAATTAGTTGAAACAGGTTTCAAAAATTTGTCGTGGTTAGACAAATCTTGTACATAAGTGTTATTAGTTAAATAAGGGTTCATATTTACTTGACACATCATTTGCCTTTCAGATAATTTTTTATCTGTATCTTCTCTTTTATTAAATTGAACAAAATCTTTGTTCATCATTTCCCATGTATTTTCATCATGATTTAGTGAACTTGTATATGCTGAACTCTCAATAACTTTATTAAAATTATCATCCATCGATGTTTTATCTATTCTTCTAGATCTATCATAATTTATTCCTTTACTCCATTTCCATTGAATTTTGGATGTTTCCATTATTTATATAATTTATTGTAGTTAATTATTAAATTTTTTTAACTATATTTAATTTAAAAAAAATAAATTAAATAATATCATATTATATAACACACTTTAAAATATGACAGTTATTAATGGAATAGAAATCGATGATATTAATTTTAAAAGAAATGAACTTAAGTTGGCGTTAAATAACAATACACCGATAGAAGATAAACTGAATGTAATAGTAGTAATATCAAATCCATGTTTATATGCCAGGCGATATCAGTTGTGTAATCAGTTTATAAGCAGAATGAATGAAGAAACTCATATAAGATTATACATTGTAGAATTAGCGTACAAAAATCAAAAATTTATAATTACTAAATCTAATAATAAAAATCATTTGCAAATTAGAAGTGAAACACCATTATGGCACAAAGAAAATATGATTAATTTAGCAGTTAGTAAGTTATTGCCAAAAAACTACAAATCGTTTGCATGGGTTGATGCTGATATTGAATTCGAAAATAATACATGGGCTTTAGATACACTAAAACTATTAAATGGATATAAAGACATTGTTCAAATTTTTAGTCATGCCGTTGATATGGATAAAGATGAAACAACATTGAATGTTTTTTCAAGTTTTGGATACTGTTTTTGTAAAAATAAAAAATTCAATAATAAAAAACTATTTGATTTTTGGCATCCTGGGTTTGCGTGGGCAATGACACGTAGTGCTTATGAAAGAATTGGAGGATTATATGATAAAGGGATATTAGGGTCGGGGGATAATATTATGGCATATGCATTGATTAATAAGTGTCATTATTATACTAGAGATAAATACAATGATGATTATAATAAAAGTATGTTAGATTTTCAAGACAAAGCAGTAAACTTACGTTTAGGATACATACCAGGAATGATTAAACATTATTATCATGGCAAAAAGAAAAATAGATACTATCACGAGAGAACTGAAATTTTGGTAAAGTACCAGTATTCACCAACAACAGACATAGACTATGACACAAATGGTATAATTGTACCGACAAATAATTTTTCAGAAGAATTTAAAAATGATATAATGAATTATTTTAGAGAACGAAAGGAAGATGAATAATTGAACAATACTTATTTTAAATGTATAATTTTGTCATAAAACTACCCTACATAATTATTATAAAACGATATTTTTTGAAAAATAAAATGTTATTTAAAAATATAAAATATAATAATTATGAATTTGATTTATATTTGTGTTTTTCATCAAGAGAATTACATTAACTTATTAAAAATACTTATGACATCTTTAATTACAAGAGGAAATATAAATAAAACAAACACAGATATACTAATTATTACATCCCCCGTGTTCCAAACCCTTATACAAAATGAATTATCGTCTTTTAATGTTAATCTGGAATATTATATTTTAGATTTACAAACATTGTTTGAATCAAAATGCGCAAAGTTAAATATTTTTGATTATGAAAATATTAATAAATATGATAAAATACTATATTTGGATACAGATATACTAATTAATAATGATATTAATACTTTATTTGACATTGAACTAGCAGATAAACTTTATGTTTTAGAAGAAGGATATATTGGTCATGAATTTTGGGGTGGAGATCTTTTTAATTTCTCAAAATATTCTACTGATCAGACAGCATTTACGCCAGGAATATTATATTTCAATAATATTAAAATAATACAAGATTTATTTAATTCTATTAAAGTGCATATTGCAGATTTTATTTATAAAAATAATAATTGTATACCTAGATGTCAAGATAAGCCATTTATTGTATATAACACTATTACAAGAAAAATTTATGATAATATAATTATGAAAAAATATTGCGTAAATAATCCAGATGCAGTATCTTCTGAAATAACTATTTACCATTTTCCAGGCAGTCAATGTGACTATTCAAATAAGTATAATAAAATGATCAGTTTTAATGAAAAAATAGATTTGTTCTGGGGAATTAAAAATAAGGTTACTTTTATAACACTAACTAATTCAGGTTATATTGATTATACTTTAAATTGTTTACAAAGTTTAAACAATATAAATTTACAGATACCACTTCACTGCTATTGTATAGGTAAATCTTGTTATAATAATCTCTCATCAAATGGGTTTAAATGTAGTTTAATTGATGAAGAAGAAAATAGTGGTTTGTCAACATACAAAAATGGAAATTGGTCAAATACAGTATTTAATAAATTTAAAATAATACACGAAAACTTATTAAAATATGAGTATGTATGTTATACGGATGGAGACGTTGTTTATGAAAATAATGATTTTCTAGGTTATTTAATAGAAAAAATAGGTGACTATGAAATGTTAATTCAAAATAACTGCGAAGGGTTACATGCGGTTTCTACAGGGTTTATGTTTATAAGGTCAACTAAAAATATGATTTCTTTATTTGATCCAATTTATATTGAAAATAATTACAAACTATCCAACGATTATGATATTAATGATTACTTAGAAAACATTAAATATAAAATAAACTATAAATTGTTGCCTCTTTCATTATTTCCATATGGCGATTATTATTATAAAAATAATTCTTTTATAGTACCCTATTTAATACATTTTAATTGGGTGATTGGGCATGAAAAAAAAGAAAAAATGATTTATTATGGTAAATGGTTTAAGAAAACTAAAATATGTCATAGCGGTAAAGGTAGTTTCGGTAATCAACTAGAAGGTATGTTACGGTTGTTATCACATTCCCTAAATAACAAAGCAGAATATCAAACTAACTATAAAAAAACATTCAGTTTTGATAATAATAATAACGTTGATAAAAAACAGTTGGAAGAATATTTTTTGACTTCATTAAATGTACTATCCAAAAATAATACGACTTATAAAGATAATAATTTTGAATATTTTAAAGAAATTTATGGTGATAGTAAATCATATAATTCTATTAATAACAATACTGGATGCGAACAGAATATTTATCTTTATGATGGAATATGTTTTGGCGGTTCACTACCACCCAATTTTGAAAATAGTGATGAAATAATACAATCACTTCCGAAGTTGAGAAGTGCATTTGTATTAAAAAATCAAATTTTACCAAAACCATCATACGATAATACAAAAATAAATATATGTTGTCATATTCGTTTAAACGATGCAATTGGTAGAAAAATTCCTGATAATGAAAGTTTATGTGATGTTGTAAAATATTTTCAAAAAAATATTACAAATCGAGTTATCATTTATAGTAATGAAAACATTGAACATTTAAAATCGGAAAATACTATACTACGCAGTCAAAATGTAGATATTTTACAGACTTTGAGTGATTTAATTCACGCCGATATTTTAGTTACGAACTATTCATCTTTATCAATTTCTGCGCATCTTTTGGCTAAAGAAACACAACAGGTGGTTTGTCCAAATAAAGCTAGTATGGTATTTCACAGTAGGTTATTAAACAAATGTATTAAAGCAAATGATTTTATACAAAATTCTACTAGTTGAAACAACACTAATTTTTTTTAATTAAATTCAATTGTTTTGTAAATAAAAACTTATCAGAATTTGTTTTTCGTCGCTTAATATTACAACTCAAACATGAAATAACAAAATTATCATTATTATGACCCAGCGAATTGTCAATTCTATCAACTGTCCACTGATTATGTTCTCTCACAATTTCATAAAGAATATACGTTTCACATTTACAATAAAAGCATAACATTTTACATTCAATTAAATTTTGTAAAATATTTTGTGTACTTATAAATTGTGTTTCATTATACATATTTTTTAAAATATCTTGACTTTTGTAACTGTTCAATTTCTTGTTTAATTCTTGTAAAATTATAGACTTTTCACGTATATTATTATTTTCATTTATTTTACAATGAATTTCATTTATTAAATCAATTTGCTTATTATAAGTTAGAAATTCTGACGACATATTATATTTATTCATTATTTCTCTCTTTTTTATTTCATTCTTAACACGATTGGCCCGTTTAATTAAATATCTATTATTGGTTCCTGATATAATAATACTTTTTTTATCACATATATCATTTAATTCTGTATCAGACATAACTTATAAAGTGATATGTAATATATTTATATATATATATTTGTTAAATTGATATAAAAATAAAAAATAATATATATATTTTGTAAAAAGAGTTAAACTTAAATATATATAATAATATAATAATATAGAATGCAATTAAATACAGATACAGATACAACTACAACTACAGAAAAATCAATAAAAAATGAAGAATGTATTGAATTAAAAAATATACAATACAAAACAATGTTAATAAATGGCGTATCCATAAATGAAACAAAATCATCACAAAGTCTACAAAAATTAGATAAGTTTCTAGAGGATGAAAAAAATACAAATGAAAATGAACCATGGTGTAAATTGAACAAAACTACAAAAATTAAAAAAATAATAGATTATATTGAAAAGTATAAGATTGATAAAAATCTAACTGATGAAGAAGTTAATAAGCTGACTGTATTCTTGAGAGACTGTTTGAACAGAAAAAAGTTACAACGCATAAAAGATGTAATGTATGATAAGGAAAAAGGTATTGTCAACGACATTCCATCATTAACATACATAAAGTCAACTAAACATTTTACATTGAAAAATATTGAAAAACGTGTATCAACTTTAAAATCACTTCCATTTAAAAAAAATAATACTTACGGTACTGTTAGAAATAAAAAAGTATCTGATGTTTCTGATGACGAAAATGATGACGATGATAATGGTAAATAGTATCTTATAATATTTTAATTTTAAAAATTAGATATTTAGAAGAAATTATTATATAAAATAAATTATATAATGGTTCTTATTAAATATGGTATTTACACAAATAATATTGACGTTACTGATATATGTTTAACTAAGTTGACTAATTCTAATATTATTACAATTCCGGCAGTTGATGACAACAGAACAGCTTACTTTACAGATCCAGTGTATGGAACTAAAAAAAAATTATTTGTGATAATAAATGGAAATGTAGATGTATATGACGAAACCTATGTAGTTAAAATAAATTTATCAACGAATACTATAAGTGCAAGAAGTATGAATTATAATACTTATATTAATAATAAATTGTTTAATTTACATTCAAAATTAAAAATTAACTATGGTAGTTTAAAAGATGAAGTACCAGAACAAAAAATGGTTGTCCAATATCTTACTGGAAATGAAAAAGTTTTAGAAATTGGTGGAAATATAGGTAGAAACTCATTAATTATTGCGTCTATTTTAAGAGATAGTTCTAATTTAGTAACATTGGAATCTGATGAACTTATAGCAATTCAGTTATTGCAAAATAAATTATTAAACAACTTAAATTTTCATATAGAAGCTTCCGCATTGTCTAAAAGAAAATTAATGCAAAAGGATTGGACCACTATACCAAGTGACACTTTAGAACATGGTTATAAGTGGGTTAACACAGTTACATTCAGTGATTTAAAAAACAAATATAATATTGATTTTGATACATTAGTATTGGATTGTGAAGGTGCTTTTTATTATATTTTAATGGACATACCTGAAATATTAGATAATATTAACTTGATTATTATGGAAAATAACTATCATGAAATATACCAAAAAGAATATGTTGATAATATATTAAAGAATAACTCTTTTTATATAGAATATGTAGAAGAAGGAGGTTGGGGACCATGTCGTGATAGATTTTTTGAAGTCTGGAAAAGATAGAATTTTGAACTGAAAATTATGAAATATGAAATATGAAAAATGAAATATGAAAAATAAAAAATGAATATTATTTATATTAATATAAAAAGTTAAGAGTATATTAATATAACCAACAATTATAATATTAAAATATTAATGTATTTTTTAAATGATTTAAGTGATTTATCAGATATATCAGATTTATTAGAATTTGAAGATGAACCATCTATATTAGACGAAAAATATGCATTAGAATTGTTTGAAAGTGCTTTTTATCTTATGGATGATTATATGAATGAAAATCCTACTGCAATTAGTGAGCCTGACTTTGAAGAAAATTTATTAGAAGATATCAAAGAAATATTTTATATTCAATTTGAAGAAGAAATTTTGATAAGTGAATGGGTAGAAGACGACATAAATGAACTTTTAGAAGAGGCGTTCAATATATTTATAACTACATTTTATCCAGAACGATCATTAAATACTGACCAAATACAAGTTAACGTGACAGTAGGTGATAAAAGTGATAAAAATCAAATAATTCAAGCTAAAATCGAATATCTTAAACAAAAACCACAACCCGAACAACGAACTGATGAATGGTATAACTTTCGACATAATTTAATTACGGCAAGCAATTCTTACAAAGCATTTGAAAGTCAAAGTACGATAAATCAACTTATATATGAAAAATGTCAACCATTGAAAAATAACGATGACACCAGTAGAATGGTAAATATTAACACTCCATTTCATTGGGGGCAAAAATATGAACCGTTGTCTGTAATGTTATATGAAAGTATGTATAATACAAAAGTAGACGATTTTGGATGTATACAACACAGTCAATATTCTTTTTTAGGGGCTTCACCCGATGGTATTAACGTAGATGTGAATTCGGAACGATATGGTCGTATGTTAGAAATTAAAAATATTGTAAATCGTGAAATTACTGGAATTCCAAAAAAAGAATATTGGGTGCAAATGCAAATGCAAATGGAAGTTTGTGACCTAGATGAATGTGATTTTCTAGAAACAAAATTCGTCGAGTATGAAAAAGCAGATTTATTTTTTAATGACTTGCAAAAAGATGAAGAAAATGATCATAACAAAAACGTACTTGATACAAAAGGGTTGATATTGTATTTTCATAATAGTAAAGAGGCAAAACCATTTTATGTTTATAAACCGTTAAATATAGTCAACTATGATGATATTTTGAAATGGGAAGAAGAAAATATTGAACTATATCAATCTCCGGAACAGAATTTATTGTACATACAAACAATTTATTGGAAATTAGAAAAATTAAGTTGTGTTTTTGTACAGCGTAATAAGGGTTGGTTTGAAAGTAACATTAAAGCATTAGAAAATGTTTGGAAAATAATTGAAACGGAAAGAGTAACAGGGTATCATCATCGTGCACCAAATAAAAAAACTAAATATACTTCCTATGATAATACAAATAAGATTGATAGTTATTTTACTTCAAACACCAAAAATTGCTGTTTAATAAAAATTAATAAAATTTTATAAAAATTACAGTAAATATTTATAATTAAATAATTATATTATAATATGAGTAGTATTTATTTTTTAAATGTATCACAACAACATACTGGATTATGTAATCAACTAAATAGTATATTAAGTACAATATGTTCATGTATAAATATGGAAAAAATAATAGTTATAGATAAATTTTTAGAAGAAATTTTTACAAATAATTATTTACCCATATCTAATATAATTGATTTAGAGGAAACAAATAAATTTTTAGAAAAATATAATGTTGCTTTAGTTGATGGAAATTTTACAGAAAATTTAAATATTTTAAATGCAACATATGGTTTTGAGACTACAGTTATAGATGTTACTGATAAAATTAAATTATTTTTAGACAATAATATATTATTTATTAAAAAAAAAATGAATTTAAATATTTTATTTGGAGATCCAATGTTTGGAGAGAAAAAATGTTTGAAAATTGATTTTATTTTAAACAAGTTTAATCGTTTTAGTTTATCATTTTATGAAGAAAATGGATTTTTAAAAAATGATATAAATATAGATTTTACTAATAAAAAATATATTTTGGCGCCATCTTGGACACTAATTGATAGTCCTGAATTTATGTATATATCAAAAGATATATATAAAAATTTATGTTTTCATCATGATATACTAAATAATTCAAATACATTTATTGAAAAAATAGATATATCCACTTCTAGTATTGTAAACGTAATACATTTGCGCTTAGAAAGTGATGCATTAAATTTTTGGTCTACTTCAAATAATTTATCTCCAGAAAATTTATATATAAAATTATCAGAAAAATATATATCTTTAATTAGTAGTCTTATTAATAAAAACGATAAAACAATTATTTTAACATACAGTTATGAAAATAATGTAATAGATTATTTAAAAAATAATAACTATAATTATTATATACATAATAAAATTAAAAATAATAATAGAGAGGTGAATGCACTTATTGATTTTATAAATGCAAAACAATGTAACAAAGTATTCATAGGAGTTAGTGGAAGCACATTTTCTTGGAATGTTAACAAAGTAGCGAATGCTACACATGTAGAGTGGATAGATATAGGTAAATTGTAAATATAAAACCTTATTTATCGTTTAGTATACTTTTTTCGTTTAGTGTATTTTTTCCGTTTAGTATATTTTTTCCGTTTAGTATACTTTTTTCGTTTAGTATATTTTTTTCGTCCACCCTTTACAGTTTTCAAAATATTTCTTCGAATACTGCGAATTTTTCTTGTATTTTCTAGAGTTTCGTCGCTAGATTGATTGTTATTATCATCTTCCTCATCTTCATCATCAATATCAGCTAAGCTCGTTTGTTTCGTTTGTTTTGGTTGTGTTGTCTCTACAAAATTTGAGCAAGACAAATCTAAAAAAATTACATGTTTTACACCATCTTTTTTAAGATAATTTATTATTTCTTCAAATGAAATGTAACTATTGTCATCTTGATTTTTTCTTCCGCGAATTTCTCGTATGATATCTGGAACCCCGAGTTTATTTATAAGAAGTATTTTAAAATTCCATGCGCTCTCATTTTGTTCATTTCGATTATTACGTGAGTATTCTTTATTAATTACAGGATCTCCTTCGCCATAAGAATGTACACTATAACTTTTATCATAATGGTAAATAAACTGGGATTCATCTGGATCATAATCATCATCATCTTTATTTTTTTTATTTGTGTATAAATCTTTTATCATTTTAACATCATAACCTTTTAGTATTTCTATTAGTGAATTTATAAAAGAGTTCGGGTTTTCTTTCAAAAGTTCAATTTCTTCTTTGTCTTTTATTTTTTTCAATAATTTTTCAGTAAAATCATTTGTATCGTCAGTATCCCAAAAATTACAAACACCAGGTGTTACAGCATTTAATAATGTCATTGATATATCAGGCATAATAAAAGTATATGGTTCTTGTGTATTTGGATTTATATTAACTGTTCCGTGACTTGTTACTAAAATTATTGCAATTTCAGGGTATGTATTCATATAGTATTATTTATATTATATGAATAAAAAAAACCCAAAAGTTAATACAAAATATTAGGAACATCAGTTCTAAATGGCAACATGTTTATATCGGTAGTAAAATAACCAATACGTGTTCCACACTTAGGATTAATTGGTGGAAGTGGCTTTATATAATTTGTTCCCAGATGTTTTTCTTTATACAATGAACCACATATACTAGCAGGCATACATGTGCCTTCATCTGGATTATCAGAGTACCTAAGATTATTTGTAATTTGATCATATGATCCTAATTCGAATATTGGATAGTGCCACCAAATAGTACTAGCACTATTATTTGAAATACCTTTCCTACCAGTTAATGGGTATATATCTTGTAGAAGAACGCTTGTTTGTGAAAATGGGTATTTACCTTCATCGTCTCCTAAACCTGGATTACTTGTAATATCATAACCAGTATATTTTTCTATCATTTTAATGGAATTAAACATATTATAAAACAATGGTAATCCCAATGCTAATATTATTATAATAATTAAAAATATATATTTAGTCATATAATTGTTATATATATTTTATATATTTTTAATTTTTAAAAAATAGAAATATCCTTAAAATAAAACAATAAAGTCAATAAAAATATATTTAAAACTATAATAGTAGAATATATATACGATATAATGGATAATAACATTGATATGTTTGTAACGAAACGTGACGGAAATTTAGAGGATATGTCATTTGACAAAATATTAAATCGTATTAAAAAATTAGGTCAAGAAGTTGGTATTCAAATTAATTATTCATCATTAGTTATGAAAGTTATTGATCAGTTATACGATAAAATAGAAACAACTAAAATAGATGAATTAGCTGCTGAACAGTGTGCATCACTTTCAACACATCATCATGACTATGGTGTTTTAGCAAGTCGAATTGTTATATCAAATCATCAAAAAAACACTGAAGCTTCTTTCACAAAAGTAATGAAAAGTTTATACGACTTTAAGGATGTTCAAGGTAATAATAAACCACTACTATCAGATTTGACATGGAAATTTATTGACAAACATTCATTAGAGTTAGATGACATGATTGAACACAACAGAGATTACTTGATTGACTTTTTTGGGTTTAAAACATTGGAGCGCGCGTATCTATTTAGACTAAATTCACGTATAGTGGAACGAATACAGCATATGTGGTTGCGTGTAGCGGTTGGAATTCATGCTAATTTAAAAAATCCAAAAAGTATAGAATTAGTGAGAGAAACATACGACTTGATGTCACAAAAATATTTTACACATGCAACTCCGACGCTTTTCAACGCAGGAACACCACATCCACAACTGAGTTCTTGTTATTTAGTGGCTTTGGAAGATGATAGTTTAGATGGTATTTATAATACACTTAAGGATTGTGCGCGTATTTCTAAATGGGCTGGTGGAGTTGGTCTTCATATTCATAATCTACGAGCTAAAGGTAGTCATATACATGGAACAAATGGAACCTCCAATGGAGTTGTACCCATGTTACGTGTGTTCAATAATACTGCTCGTTACATTGACCAGGGTGGCGGAAGACGAAATGGTTCTTTCGCGATTTATTTGGAGCCTTGGCATCCGGATATTGAAGACTTCCTTGAAATGAAAAAAAATCATGGCGACGAAGACCTGAAAGCACGCGACTTATTTTATGCTCTTTGGATTTGTGATATATTTATGGAACGCGTAAAAGAAAATGGTAAATGGTCATTGTTCTGTCCAAATGAATGTCCCGGACTATGCGATATTTATGGCGAACAATTTGTTGAATTATATAGTCATTATGAAACATCTGGAAGAGCCCGCAAAACCATGAATGCTCGCGATTTATGGTTTAAAATTTTGGACGCTCAGATGGAGACAGGTACACCTTATTTACTTTATAAAGATGCTGCGAATAAAAAATCTAATCAGCAAAACCTTGGCACGATAAAGTCGTCAAATTTATGCACCGAAATTTTGGAGTACTCTGACGATAAAGAGACGGCCGTGTGCAACCTCGCGTCAATTGGCCTTCCAAGTTTCGTAAACGAAAATACAAAACAATTTGATTACGAGAAACTACATGAAGTTACAAAAGTAATAACAAATAATTTGAATAAAGTAATTGATATTAATTTTTATCCAACACCTAAAACAGAACGCAGTAACATGCTTCATAGACCTATTGGCATAGGAGTACAAGGATTAGCTGACACATTTATTTTAATGGATATACCATTTCACAGTGATGAAGCCAAAGAAGTGAACAAGTTAATTTTTGAAACAATTTATCATGCTGCATTAGAAAAAAGTAACGAAATTGCTATAGCATTAAAAGAGCAATATTCATCATGTCAAATAGATTTTGACAACGCAACACAATTATGTTATGAGAACAAATATACAGACGGTTTAAAATATGGATTAAAACTTAAACATATAGGTGCATATCAATCTTTTGAAGGATCACCGGCGTCAAAAGGAATATTACAATTTGATATGTGGGGAACTGAGCCAACTCCAGATAGATATGACTGGGACGCTTTGAAACAATCTATTGTTGCTCATGGATTACGCAATTCACTTTTAGTGGCTCCTATGCCAACTGCTTCAACATCACAAATTTTGGGGTTTAACGAGTGTTTTGAGCCGTACACAAGTAACCTGTACAGTCGCCGTACATTGGCAGGTGAATTTGTAGTAGTCAATAAATATTTAATGAGAGAACTTATACAACTAGGATTATGGAATGAACAAACTAAAAATAATATTATTGCAAACAAGGGAAGTGTACAACAATTAACAATGTTGTCCGATCATATTAGAAACAAATATAAAATTGTTTGGGAAATACCGATGAAACATGTTATAGATATGGCTGCTGACCGAGGCGCATTTATTTGCCAAAGTCAGTCGATGAATTTATGGGTAGAGGATCCAACGTATAATACACTTACATCAATGCATTTTTATTCATGGAAAAAAGGTTTGAAAACAGGTATTTATTATTTAAGAAGAAAAGGAAAACATCAGGCTCAACAATTTACCATAGAACCTGAAAAGAAAAATGTTGCAGAAGAAAAAGACGAAATATGTGAAATGTGTTCTGCCTAGTCCACCTTTAGAAAAGGTGGAGCCAAAGTTGCGCAAAACCTTTAATTTAATCGTTAGTTTCTTTTTAAACTCTACTTTTTCGAAAGTAGAGCTATTCGTTTTGATCGTCTTCTTTTCGTTTTTGTCTTTTTATTTTTTTTGTTTCCTCTTTTTGTCTTTCTTTTTGTTTTCGTTGTTACATCTGAAGTTGCATCTGAATTTATAGTTGAAACCGATTGTTCATTATTAAAAGGGTCAACAATTTCTAATTTTATATTTTCTATATCAGTTTGTTCTATTTCTGCTTTATCTAAATTACAAACATAACCTTCAGGAGATATTCTTTTGATATAATCTGTAACGACTTCATTCTTACCACAAACGTCTTCATTGTATTTGTATTTTATGAAAACCCTCAAGCAAATAATGACATCAATTAAAGCATCGTGCAGTGCTTCACCACTAGGTTCATAACCAAAATAATACTGATACGCCTCTATTAACTTCGGACTTTTTACTTTATAAAATACTTTATCTTCACCTGTTTTTTTGTCTTTGTATTTGACCGCCATTTGTATATTGCATACAGGCGCAGTTGCATCCATTGTACATGTGAAATTTTTATGATCCATAAGAAATTGTAATTGTTTTTCTGTATCTGGATTTGTGATATCCTTTTTCAATCGCAATAATTCAGCTATTATCATTTTACGATCAAATTGTACATTGTGCGCTACGACCATTTTAACATCAGACTTCATAATATCATTAACGAATTCTAAAACAGCATCCGAAATCAGTGCTTTTTTTTCAGCTGGTTCTTGTTCAATTTTCTCTCTACTTATATGATGAATCTCAAAAGAACTATCAGAAATAACAACATTATCTAGAATATCAATATATTTATTAAATATTTTGGCATTTTCTGGGTTTTCTGTATCATATATGATATAACTTAACTGAATGATACTCGGCCACGAAGGAAGCATTTGGTTCCACATAGACGCAGATCGTGTCGTGTCATTGTATTGTAATAGTTTGGCATCGTTTGACGTTCTTTCATTCCAATCTTTACCAGGTAAATATGGAGTTTTGTCAGTTGTCTCTGTATCAAATACACAAATTTTTACCATGGTTTAATTTTACTGTTTTACTTGATATTATTTAATATAAATTAAATAATATTAATCAATTTTATTTTTTCCACCTTTAGAAAAGGTGGAGCCAAACTCTTTTGGTTTAACCTTTTCTAAAGGTTAATTTGCACCACTTTTTCGAAAAGTGGTGTTGAGCCAAAGCAACTTTTGCAACTTTTCATAAAAGTTGCGCAAAACCTTTTCAACCTTTGGTACAACCTTTCTTAAAGGTTGTTTTTACACCTTTTCTAAAGGTTAATATGTAATTAAAATACATATTAAATATATATTAATATATTTCATAAATAATAATGCAATTTCAATACATTCCAAACGAGTTGTTAGACATAATATTAGCATATGACGGAAGAATAAAATATAAAAAGGGAAAGTATGTAAATATAATACATAAAAATGATGAACGATATAATATTATTACTCCAATTATAAGTAAAAAAATGAGAATAATGCAAGATACAGAATTAAGTGGATCAGGGTTTTATTTTGAATTTAGTTTTGATGCACCTAAACATGTAGGTTTAGTTTATGATTATAATTTTTCTTATACAAATAAATTTGAAATATGTTATTATGATACAAGAGACGGATGGATACAAATTAGAACATATTTATAACACCTAATCAAAAATAGTTTACATCAAAACAAATACCTTGATCTACCTCTTCGTAACTAATTGTAATGTATTTATCATTTTCTTCAAAATCTTCTTCTTTGTATTTATTTATTTTTTTACAGTCATAGTATTCATTTAGTGGTGCTTTTAATTTCATGGTATATGGATATTGTTTCAGTAAGTCACATTCAAAAATGTAAAATATATTATATTTTTTATTTACACTTAATATTCTTTTTGCATCGCTTCCAGTAGTAGAATAAGCAACCCATTCATAGTCTTTAGTTTCAAATAATACAATATGTTTTTTTAACATTATAATTGTTAGTTACATATTTTTATATAGTTTTTGGGTTAAGATAATCTACAACCTTTAAGAAAGGTTGAAAAGGTTTTGCGCAACTTTTTTGAAAAAGTGGTGCAAAACTACCAACACTTGTTATTAGGAGTTCTTTTTAACGGCCAAAACACCAAATACTTTTTCGTTGTTTATAATAAATTATTTAGGATACTTAAAGAAAAACAAATGATTTTTTTCTTTAACTATATTATAAATGTCAAAAGCTTCCGCGCCCGTTCCTGCTAAAAAGGCTAATTCTAAAGACGCACTCATAATTAAGTGTGTATTAGAAGATGTATTACCAACTAGTTCTGATGCTGTTATTAAAGTAAAAAAATTTAAGAAATTCTTGGATTATGATTTAAAAACATTAAACATAACTGGAGAATTAGAAACATATACTCATAAAAATGGTTTTACCCATACAAAAGTAGCAGTTACTTATCAAGATAAAAAAACAAACAAAGTTAATTATTTAGAAATAGATGTTCTTGATAATACAAATAAGAAAGTTGAAAACACAAAAAATTGTGATGCTTGTAATAGTGGTGGTTGTGATGAATATGCGAACCTAAATTGTACTATTTACGGTACTGGTGTACAATGCTACTGCAATAGTAACGGAGACCCATGCTGTAGCTGTCAAGGTGATGATAACGTAACTTGTTATGACAATAATTCTAATGGTACAGTAACCACAAATACCGCCGCAGGTAGTGCCGCAGGTAGTGCCGCAGCGAAAACAGGAAAGACAGTAATTGGCGTTGGAACACCAGTTGCAGCGAAAAAAATGGGTTATAAATGGGTTGCCCGATTAGGATAATATCTCGAACCAGTTCGTAACTCACAAAACTTGAATACAAAAAACAACCTTTTCTAAAGGTTGAAAAGGTTTTGCGCAACTTTTATGAAAAGTTGCAAAAGTTGTTTTGGCTCAACCTTTCCCAAAGGTTGAACATATTCCAAAACTTCTTCTATGCCATATTGTAATTCCATGCTGGCGTATTCCATCCAAATGCCGCTTTGCACCATATCCTTTGTTTTGATCGATCCCATATTTTTCAATCAATTCTGGATTTTCTTCACATAATTCTTGAATGTATTTGTCGCGTTCTACTTTTGCCAATATAGATGCAGCAGCAATTGCTGTGTATTTGTTATCACCACCTTCAATGCATGAGTACGGCATTATTTCTATTTTATTAGACTGTTTATTAAAAACTGTTAATGGATTAAAATAGTTTCCATCAATCAAGAGGTGAAAACGTGCATCACACGATTTTTTTTTCTTGCATTGATCACGTGTTTCTAATATGGCGTGGTGCATTGCTTTTTGTGTTGCTTGCAATATATTGATTTGATCAACTGTTTTTTCATCTTCAAAACTAACATACCAAGCTGTTGCATTCTCTTTAATATATTCAGCAACTTCTTGTATTTGTTTTTTAGAATGAAATTTTTTACTATCTTTCATTCTAAAATGGTCAAAACTATTGTCTTTAGGTAATATTACGGCTGCGGTGTAAACTCTTCCAAAAAGAGGCCCTCTACCTGCTTCATCAACACCTATTTCCAATATATCAACCTCATCAGAATAAAATGTTTTTAAAATTGTATGTGCTCTCTGTCGTGTTTTTTTAATTTTTGTTTCATTTTTCTTGTCAATATCAGTTGTTGTTTGATTTTCCATAGTAACGTGTAATTATAAATGAAAATATTAATAAATTTTAATTCAATTATTTTTTAAACTTTTTTCACTGTATAAATTATACAATGAAATTTGACGCACTATTTCTATTTTTAATATTTTTTTCATTAGGTTTAGTATTATTATTATTACAAAGATATTCAAGTCGGGAAAATTTTACAGGGACATTTGACATTGAATTGAACAAACAAAATCAACAAGGTAGTAGCAATAATAGTAGTAGTGGTAGTACTGGTAGTAGTAACAACAATAATAGTGGCAGTAGTAGCAACAATAATAGTAGCAGTAGTACTAGTACTGGTAATAGTAGTAGTAACTATGATAATTATAATCATTACTCAGGATCATCATCTCCATTACAAAACGGTTCTACATTTTATGATCAAAACGGTGGTTCAGTTCAAGTAAATATGCAAAGTAATGGTCAACCCACACTCAGCGTAACAACTGCTCAGGGTCAACAACCTATGATCTTTACTACAAATCCTCCTTCTAGTTCTAGTTCTTCCAATACAAATTCAAATTCTATTACTAATCCATTTTCATCTATTTTTGGAAATTCAAATAATTCTAATACAACCACTTCAGAAGGATATACAAATTTCAATTCTTCAACATCTGGATCGACCAATGTAAAGTTTTATGGACCAAATGGCGCATCTGCTTTAGTAATAAACCATAATGGTCAACGTGCTATACTCGTTAATACAAATAGTGGAAGTTATTTGTATACATCAAGTAACCCATCATCGTCATCGTCATCATCATCCAGTCAAAATTCATCGCCTTATAATCCAAATTATACTACATATAATAATACCCCTTCGACATATTATGGAAGTACCGGTGTAATAGGTTCTAATACAAATAATAGTAATAAAGCTTATCAAGGTGGATCATCAATGACATCAACATCTTATCCATCATCATCTTCTTCATCTTCTTCATCTTCATCGTATAATTACAGCAATTCATTACCTCAGGGTATACCAAGAAGTCAAATACCGCCAGGTCAAGAAGATTTATACATATTAAAATCAGAAATTGTTCCGCCAGTTTGTCCTGCTTGTCCAGCTTCCGCTGCATGTCCACGCGAAGAAAAATGTCCACCTTGCCCTGCATGTGCAAGATGCCCTGAACCAGCTTTCGAATGCAAAAAAGTACCTAATTACAATTCCATCAATGAAGAATATTTACCTGTACCCGTTTTAAATGATTTTTCTACTTTTGGCATGTAAATTCAATTATAATATGAAATTTTTACATATTATAATTTATTTATTCATATTTATTTCTTTTTCTTATATGTTTTTTGTCGATTTTTTCTAACCTTTTTTATTGTTTTATTTTTACGTTTTTTATGTTTTTTAACACTTTTGTGTTTTCTGCGATTTTTCCTGTTACGTTTTGTTTTTCCTCCGCGAGGGACATCTTCATCAGCAACATCTTGTGAAACAGTTGTAGCTTCACTCGCTATACTACTATTATCATCATCATCATCATCGCCATCATCAACAACTTGTTGTGAAACTGTAGGTACACTATCATTGTCATTTTCTTCAGCAGCAGGAACATTATTTCCTTCAGCAATAGCAACAACCGGAGAAACCACAGGAGCAGCAATAGCAGGAGCAGCAGGAGGGTTCATGTTAAATGCTTGCATACATTGCATTACTATACCTTGATTAACTGGCGCATAGTAATCATTCATAACTGGGTCAAGTACAAGGTCAGATGCTTTCTCAATAGTACTATTATCGGGTAATTGAATTAAAACATTATTTCCTCGGATGCCAGCGTATCTACCACAAAGATTATGTCTAGGTGGTTCACTATAAAGTATGACATAATTATTATCTGTTCTACTTTCATAATATCTTCTAATATTTTGTAACCTTACTGCAGTATCTAGATTTTCGAAATAAGCACCCCAAAAGCCTGCAAACTGATTATTTTGTTGCATATCTAGTCTTGTAACAACACCATTATTTCGTCCAAAATTAACGATTAACATTTGCTGATCACCTTGTTGTTGTCCTTGTAGTTGGTTTGCAACTTGACCTTGTTGTCCTGGTGCTGTTTGTACTACCGCTTGACCTTGTTGTCCTGGTGCTGCTGATACTACCGCTTGACCTTGTTGTTGTTGTTGTTGTTGTTGTTGTTGTTGTTGTTGTTGTTGTTGTTGTTGTGCTGTGCTTTTTCTAGTAAATATACGCATAATTGGTGAAATAACACTTGCTCCATTTAAACACATATAAACTACATAAAGACCTAACCCTCCTCCTAACACTCCTAAAATTTGCATTGCTGAACCCGTCAAAATATTGGTTGTTTTAGCGACTTGTTCAGCAGCTTTTGCAGCAGCGTCACCTGCATCGTCAAAAGCCTGTTCAATTGCTGCAGTTGCTACACCTAAAGTGCCATGAACAAGGTTGGCAGCTTCAGCCCGAGCTATATTTGTTTTATTTTTCGCCAAGTCTAAATTTTCTTCTCTTCTCTCTAATTCTTCTTGGCCAACTTCCAATTCTCCTTCATGTATAACTTGCTCTTGAGCGGATTTTTGTTTTAATGCTTTTGCTTCTCTTTGTTTTTCTAATACACCTTTTCGAAACGAAACAGGATTGTCTTCTTGAAATAAAGCATTTAATCCAACTATTTGTTGTTTTGCTTCTTCAAGTTCACCCATTTTATTGTTAAATTGCGCTTTATTACCAAAAAAAAACATTGCTTCTTTAGATTTTTCAATTATTTCGAGTAATATTTCTACTTTTTCTGAAATATCTTGTAACTTTGCATACTTTTCACCAGTAGGTGAAATTGTTCCACTTTTTAAATCTGTTTTTATTTTCTCTTTAATAGCTATTAAATTGGGTACAAATTTATCAAAAGGTGTTAGTATATTATTTTGAATGTCTGCAGCATTTTCAGGAGTATCTTGCAAAAGAAAATGCCCAGATATACTTTTATAAATAGCATCTTGAGAGCCGTACTTGTCAATTACCATTGCTGGGTTAAATACTGTTTCACAATAATACATTGCTTCTGTTTCTATTTTCTCTTGGGCCTTATATACTGAAAGTTTATTTGTATTTTTTATGTTAATTGCTGCTAACCCATAGGTTTTACTATTTTGTTCATTCACAATATTTATATTATTTTCAGAAGTTGTATCATTTGCAGAAATTGTATCATTTATATTAGTATCTTTTGGTGGAGTAGACGTAGATGAAAAGTAGTCAAAAGGGTTAAGATACGCGGTAGTGTAATTTATTATATCATTAAAACTACTTGATTGATTTGTTTCATCATCATCATCATCATCATCAGGCTTTGCTGTATCGGTAGAATTACTTGGTTGAAACTTGTCGGGGTTTAAATACTTGGCCTTTTTAGTAGCAGTTATTAATTCTTTACAATTTTTAGTTGTTTGCTGATATATTTCAGAAAATTCATTGTTTAAATCATAAACTTTATTTTTAAGCTCTTTAAGTATTTCCTCTTTAGTTTGTGTTTTTATCGTTAGCATACCCTTCGCATAACCAAAAATTGGGTCCGCTGTTATAAGTTTACCTTGTTCTATTTCTGCGTTTCGTTGTTGTTCTTTTTCAAAACCATCAGATAAGACATGTTGTTGATTATTACCGAATGTACTTACTTGACTACCAAATGGATTTGCATTTACATTAGACTTCTGTTTTATAGGTTCCTGTTCTACAGGTTCTTTCATAGTAAATGTCTTTACATCAAGGTCTTCACCATCAAGTACATCTTCATTTCTAACTTCAGCAACTAAATCATAAGGATTAAAATCGGCATCTTGTCCTTTTGTTTGAATACTTACATTTGCCAATAATAATAATAATAAAATAATTGCTTTACTTATTAAACTACCTACCGGGGCTCCACCATACATATTTGCATTATCATTATCGGTGTTAGTATTAAGTGTATCTATAATAACTTGAACTAATTGGGTTAAATCTGGGTCAACGGACGTAACAGCTTTTTCCAATATAGCTTTTGTAAATTCTTTATTCAAATTTTTTAATGACATGAAAATACAGAGGTAAGTTAATAATTCTCCTTGTAAAACAGCATTCGTTCCAAGCAAGTATTTATACGTTTTTTTTAGTTCTTCATCGTCACCGTCTTCTTCGTCTTTTTCGTCTTTTTCATTATCAAAATTACAAAAAGGCATTATTCTCAAAAACAAATAATTTTGATATAAACTTGCAATAGTTGCATTGGTTAACTCATTATAATTTTCTAGAAAGAAATTTTTCTCTAAATAATAATTTTTTGCAATTTTATCATCCATTACTTATTATATTTTATATATATTATAAAAATATAATAAGTTGCTCGCGCTTCATTATTCACGTGTTTTAATGCATTTTTTATCTATTTGAATACTTGGACCTTTTTCTTCTTGTGGTACAATGTTGATGATACATTTCGATTTTTTTCCATATAATGGCTCTGTACATCCCTTTTCTTTTTTCCTTCTTGTTACATTATGTTTAAATTTGAAAAGTTTTGGCTTTTCATCTGTACATCTTGCTCTAAAATGTTCATATCTTTCTCTCACATCACAATAAGTTAGGTTGGATTTTTTATGCAACATTCTGTTTACCAACTCATGTAAATTGTAAACATATCTAGAAAATGTTTCACGATTTTTCATAGCACACATTTTTAGTGGTAATTGTTTAAAATTAGTTTTTA